GACATTGCTGAACAGTGGATGGGTGTCACAGGGGCAATGTGGCTGACCCAGGCTGAACAGGCCACCCTAGATGAGAATGTGGTGATTTACAGAGAGGCAGTGAAGACCGGGGAAGCCTTTGGCCAGCTGATTGAAGAGCTGGTGACTAGGCACAACGCAGATTTTCTGATGGTCGATCCACTTCTAGGATTTGCTGGTGGGGATGTATCTAAGCAAGAATTCTGCTCCCACTTCCTCCGGCACATCCTCCAGCCTGTGCTGATGCGGACAGGATGCTGTCTAATCGCAGCCCACCACCAGAATAAGCCACCCAAGAAGAAGGAAGACAATGTGCAGAGCACCTATGACTTCACAGGAAGCTCAGAGCTTGCCAATTGGTTTAGGAGCACAGCAATTTTACGCAGAGAGCACCAGGAACATCCCCACTTTATCCTCAAGCTGGGCAAGAGAGGGAACAGAGCAGGGATGAGGGATGACCGGGGACAATTCACTGAGTCCTTACGCATCCGGCACAGCAAGACCAGAGGCCAGATCAAGTGGGAAATGAATGACCAGCCACCTGTGCAAGAAGATGATGTCTGACCCCATCATTTTCTTTCAGTCTGTTACCTGGCACAGACCTATTACCCTAAAGGGTAATGTGTGGGGTATTACCCCACCCCCTCTTCACGCTAACGCTAAGGGGGCAGGGATAACACCCACACCCACCCCTGCTGTCCCCAGAGGATCACAAGGATGAATAAGAAGCTGAAGGCCAAGTTTAAGCTGCTTCAACATTGGAAGAAGCAATGGAAGACCCAGCCTCAGATGATGAAGGCCAATCTAGATGCCCTGATTGCCTCAAGGAAGGCTTTGAAGGCAAGGAAGGTCAAAAGGGTCAGCCAGATCATCCAAAGGCTTCCTGGGGCATTTATGGCCACAGAGAGCAAGCAGCTGATGACTGAAGCCCTGGAGCAAGAAGGGCTGGCAGCTACCCCGGCCAGACTCAAGAGGCTTAGGGTCTATGCTGTGCGTTATGGTCTGCTGACCTATGACCAGAAGAAGAAAGCCTGGGTTAAGATAGCAGATTGACTGCATCAAGAAGTTATGCACATCTGTTCACAGTGGCATCTGATCCCAATAAGCGGAAAACACTCCAACACCTTCAGCACCTGAGGGATGGCCGGAAGGAAGAAACTGAGTTTGATGAGTGGTGGGACAGACTTACCAGGGCAGAGCAAGCAGAGCTTAGGGCTTTAGACCCACCCATCATCCCTTACAGGGAAATGCCACTGCCTAGATACAGCTTCCCCATCTATGCCAATGATAGTAAGTTTGCGTCAGCTGATCCCCGGAAGGTCACAGAGCAAACTGAGTCTGATGGCTGGGTGACCAGGGAGAGAGTGCAAGAGATAGTGGCTGACTTACTCACATTGCTCAGCTCATCCTCTGATAAATCTGTCCAGCACCACTTTGACATAATTAAAATTGTGATGCAGACCACAGATGCACCCACCCAGGTGGACTTGGCCAAGCGGATGGGATTAACCAAGCAAGCTGTGTGTGTCAGAGTGCACAAGATGGCAGCTAAGGCTGCACTGCTGTCACCTGGTATCATCACCAGGATGAAATCCACTGATCCAATCACAGAAAATCCTGAGATTATTTCAGAGAATTCTGCGGAAAATAATAAAATTATGGAAAAAACAGCCGGGGAAGATGGGGTCACTAAGAAATCTATTTCCCACCCCCCTTTTAGGCGTGGGGCATCCACCACCGCCAAAAAACGCAAGGATTTGAAGGCAGCTGGATTGGAAGGCATCCCAGGGGGTAAGCTATGACCCAGGCAGAGCTGGCCAAGGCACTTGGGCTTTCAAAAGGTTATGTGGCCAAGCTGCGTCAGGAAGGTTTGCCCAAGACAATGCCAGAGGCCAAAGCCTGGCTTGATCTGCGTAAGGCCGGAAGGCACAGAAAGCTTCCACCTGTGAAGCCATCCCCTAAGGTCAATGCTCCTGCCGGAGTGGAAGGGCTGACTGCTGGCACTCTTAGCTATGCCCTGGCACAGCACAGACACCTGGTGGACAGAGCCAGAGAAGTCTATGCAGCTGCCATTGAACAAAACGATCCCGCCCAAAGTAAGCTCCAGTCAGCCTACAATTCCAGCTTACGCACCTTGGTGCAGCTAGAGGATGAAGAGAAGACTAGAGCCATTGAGGCCAGGGCTTACATAAAATTGACTGAAGCCCAGGAGATCATCACCCGGTGGACTGCCAAGGTGGTGCAGAGATTAGACAAACTTCCTTTGGACTGTGCTGAGGCTTGCAATCCTGACAGGCCGGAAACTGCAATCAAAGCCCTGGAGAAGTGGACACTGCAAGCAAGGGCAGAGCTTTCATCTAAAACCTTATGAGCAAGATAATCAAGTGGGTGGCTTGTGGTGACAATCACGGTGACAGGCACGATCCTGAAGCTGTGTCCGCACTGCTTGAATACTGTAAGCAATTCAAGCCGGATGTCCGTATCCACCTAGGGGACTGCTTTGATTTACGCAGTCTCAGAAGCCAGGCCAAGGACAAGGAAGCCAATGAGAGTCTGAAGGAAGACTTGCAGGAAGGGGTGAAATTCCTCCGTAAGTTTTCCCCAGATGTGTGGCTGTGGGGAAATCATGAGGCCAGACTTGATCACACCATTGAGTCTTCCGGGGATGCCAAGGAAGTGGATTATTGCCAGGGCATTAAGGATGAGCTGATGAGAGAGGCCAGGAAGATTGGATGCAGCAAGGTGCTTCCATACCACGCAGACTTGGGAGTGTTTGAATTGGGCAAGGTGGCTTATGCACACGGATACAGTCACAGTGCCAGGGCAGTGCAGGAACAGGGTGCTCACTATGCCACCAGGGGTGGTGGGTTTGTGTGTGGCCACATTCACAGACTTGAAATGGTAGCACTCAGGAAGTGGGGTGGTGGTGCAGCTTACTCAGCAGGATGTCTCTGCCAGAAAGAGGCAATGACCTATGCCAGCCACCGTTTAGGAAGTGCAATGTGGGGTAGTGGATTTGCAGCCGGGTGGACTGATGGTGATGATTGGAAGGTCACCTTGATCCACAAGGTGGGAAGGAAATGGGTCTTTCAGACAGACCTGAAACTTTATGACCCAAGCAAATGACCCTGGCCAAACTTGCCAAGCAGCTCATTGAGCACAGGAAGCAAGACAAGGCAGCTGCCCCTAAAGGCTGGCTGACCATCAGGGACATCCAGGCAAAGCTTGGCTTCCTCAATTACTCAAGCACCAGTAGCAAGGCCAAGCAGCTCTATGACAAGGGACTGCTCTGCCGGACAAGCTACCAGGTGAAAGCCATTGAAGGAAAAAGGTCTTGGGCTTTTGTCTATCAGCCTAAGAAACCTCTGAAGAGCTTTGATGAAGTGATGGTGGCTTCAAGGATCATTGGCCAGGATGCAGTCCCCAAGGGCTGGATCAGTGCCACTGACTTCTGCAAGCTGGCCAATGTCAGTAGGTCTGCTGTTTTCCAGATGGCTGAAAGGCACAGCCTTGAAAGAAAAAATATCAGGATAAGGAATGGCATCTGTGGCATTAAGCCTGTGACGCATTTCCGGCTGGCCACTCTGAAGAAGCTGCACCATCTGTCTGCTTGATGACAACGGACAATGAAGCCACCCTGGTGGGGTCTGCCCAGGAGATCATCCGGCCAAGTTACACAGGTGACCCTGTGGCCTGGGCTGAAGCCAATGTGATGGATGTGCCGGACAGCCCAATCAGGGGAAGACTCAGCCTCAGCCGGACACCCTGGGTGGGAGAAGCATTAAAGCTGGCCTGTGATCCTGAGACTAAGCTGCTGACCATTATGGCTTCCACACAGTCAGGCAAGTCACTCTTGGCCAGGCTTTACACCCTTTGGCAGATTGCCACAGCCCCTTGTCCTATGATGATCCTAGAGCCAAACGATGCGGAAGCAAAGGACTTCTTCATCAGGTATGTCCGGCCACTTATCCAGCAGACTCCTGTGGTGAAAGATTTGCTGGCTGAGACTGACAATGATAAGAGCAATGTGGCAGACTTCTCCAATGGGGCTGTGGTCTATTGCAGGGGTGCTTGGAATGAAAGCAATTTGCAGAGACTATCCCTCAGGACAGTGATTATTGATGAAGCCTGGCTTGTGCCCAGGGGTCACATTGCTGAAGCCTCAGCTCGCACACAGTCCTTCAGCTGGATGGGCAGGGTGATTGTGATGGGGCAAGCCGGGGATGTGGGGTCAGAATTTGATCTGCTTCACTCCGGCACAAACCAGATGCATTGGAATTTCAGCTGCCCTAGCTGTTCCGCAGTCCAGCCCTGGGATTGG